TCCTCGCTTCTCGTTACGAGGGCGATGGAAGGAGCATGGTGACCCTCAACGTTTCCGATTGGCTCCTTAACATTGGCGTGAATGATGCATTCCGCCTTTGGAATGAGCATCTTGTGGGTCCCCTCACTCGATTCTCGTTTTGGTTCCGTCTTGGTCTCTTCCTCTACTTTCTTTACCATTTGAAGAACGCTGGTCGCTCTATTAGTGATTGGTTGCATGAGGTCGATATGACTGAGCAGGAGCGATTCGCCACTCTTATCGTTGATGAGTCCGAGCAAACTGACCCCCTGGAGCTTCTTGATGAAGATGACAAACTTCCTGACCCTCTCAATCGCCGTAGCGCTTTAGCTTTCTTTGTGCCTAAACTGAAGTGCCTCTACCCTGCCAACTCCCGTTGGGACAATGCGACTGATTTGGCCATGAAGCTTTATCTCTTCCAACAGTTCAAGAAGTACTGCCCGAATGAAGAAACTGCGCATGTTCACTGTGCTCGATATGGGCCCATGATCATCGCTGCTGCCAAGATCCCTAGTCCTTGGGAGATCAAGGCCTCTGTCGTCTCCGAGAGCCCTGTTGGGCACGGACGACGCAGGATGCTACTCTGAACCCCAGAGGCGGCGCCGGAACCTATTACGTGCTATCGCGCTAAGGATTATCCTTTCAATCAGAACCCTCACCTCGTTGAAATGACCTTTGCAAATTGTTCCCTTGAGATCACTAGGGAAGGCCTTCCTCGTAATAGATTTATGACCCTTGCTGCGCCTCATACCGCGTCACAGGATTTCTATGTTTACAATACTAACATAGATGAATTGGCAATTGCCGTTTACGATAGACTGTTTTTCGTTAAGCACAAGCCTTACCTTCCTGCGCCTCCAGCCTCCTGCCCTCCCGGGTACAATATACCCCCCGTCCCGGATCCAGTTCTCATTCGAAACGATCCACTTCTCCCGCTGGTCCTCCAGCAGTTTCCTGAGGTGGAACCTATACTGATCACTGATTACGCTCTTTACTTTAAAGGGCCAAAGCGCAAGCAATATCAGAGATCGATCTTGACCCTTACTACGAAGCCCATCTCCAAGAATGATGGGTGCCCCAACCCCTTTGTCAAATTTGAAAAACTTGGTTTTTCTAAGAAAATTCCTGTACCCCGTCTTATCACTGCTTACCCAAAGCGTTATAACGCTGAGCTTGGTCGGTGGATCCGTCCTATTGAGCATCAACTCATACGTGTGATAAACAGAATTTTCTCAGAGGTCAATGGGCTTGGTCTCGATCCCGATAAATATCCTTCAATTATGAAAGGTCTTAATGGCGCTCAGAGAGGAGCTAGTTTTAAAGCCCATTGGGACCAATTTATCGACCCCGTTTGTGTATCATTGGATTGTTCCAGATTCGATCAACATTGCCACAAACAAACTTTAAAGCACCGCGAATTCACTTATTTTCTTGGCATTTACCGACATCATCCTGAAGTCGCACACCTTAAGTGGTTGCTAGAATTGCAACTTGAGCCCACTCTCTTCGGAAAGTGTTCAGATGGCTCGCTTAAGGCCAAAATTAGCGGTCGCAAAGGCTCCGGTGTAGTCAATACAGCAATCGGAAACATCTGCATTATATCTAGTCTCGTCTACGAGTACGTCCGAGCAATTGGTCTGACAAAATTTGCTTGGCCCGATGACGGCGATGATTTCTGCCTGATAGTTGAGAGAACCGATTACGACTTAGTCTCCCGTACCATTTCACAGTTTTTTCTTGATAGAGGTTTCGAATTAACAGTGGAAGAGCCCGTTGACACCCTTGAGAAGTGTAGCTTCTGCCAGTGTCAACCAGTGTTGTCATCAAACGGTTACGTAATGACCCGTAACCCCGATGTTTGTCTCTCAAAAGACGCGATTAAATCGGGCAAATTTCGCAATGCACGCGAATGGTCCGACTTCCTCTGCAGTATTTCTGAGTGTGGTGTGAGTCTCTACGGAGACATGCCCGTCCTCGGATCATGGTATTCGTACCTGGGCAGAGGACTGCTTCCATCCAAGAAGTTTGAGCACGTGAAGAACGGAATGTATTTCTTAGCAAAGGGG